TGAGATGCCTATATATTTCAAGGGTAGAGAGGTAGTCAACGGTGATGAAACAGACTTAAGATTTTTAGATAAGAGCAATGTAATTGTTGGTCTAAAAGCAAAGGGTAAAGCCAAGAAAGATACGAGTGGCTTTGTAATACAAACAGCATAGGAGATAATATGAAAATAATAGGTTGGAAATTAGTTGCTTATTGGGAAGATGATACTAAAGAAGATGTATCTCTTGACATGCCTTATTGGGTAACTAAAAGAATAGATAATTTTTTAGATGAATTAGAGGAGGAAGATGATGAATAAATATAACGTAGCAGTACATTATGAGGAAGGCTTTTCAGTAGAGGTAACAGCACCTAATGTTGAAGATGCTAGGAAGTTAGCTCAAGAACTTGTTGATACTTATTGTGGGGTTAGTGAATCCTTTGATAATGTTGGACAAGATGAGGGTAAGTATTTAAAAACTTATCATAGAGACTGTTGGATAGTAGGAGAAAGATAATGAGTAACATAAATGACAACGAAACATTAGAAATGATACATGAAGATGTATTAGCTGATGATGAAAAAGGTTTGCTTGTAGATGAAATAGATAACATAGCACATCTATACAATCTACATGCTGATGATGATAGAGAGCAGATACTAGAGTTCATAGCTGAGAGTATCTTTTATAAACAATTTACATAAGGAGAAATATGAAAACAAAAATATTAAAAAGCAAAGTAACTATTGACATGACTAATGATGAGTATAATGATTTGTTTAAATACATCAATAAACTTGATAGTATTTTAAATACTTTACATGAGACAAGTGATTTGTGGTTGTCTGATGTACATAATCTAGAAACTTTTAAATATGATTTAGTTAGATTGTTAGATGCTGAATGGAATTCAGATACTTATAAATACATAAAGAGAGGTAGTAAATGATTGGAGAAATAATAGGAATAACATTAATTGTAATCTTTATGCTACTGTGTATAGCAGGTGTTAGATTAATACTTATCGACAAAGAAAGGAGTAAATAATATGAGCCACGATGATTTAGTAAACTTTGCTATACTAGCAATACTAGTATCAGCATTATTAATAACAAGCCTAGGAGGATAACTATGAAAGGAATATTAATTAACCCACATGATGAAACAATAAAAGAAGTAGTATACACAGGAGACTTCAGAGAAATCTATGACATTGTAGACTGTAGAACTTTTGATGTCGTAAATATATATGGTACTCAAGATATGTATGTTGATGATGAAGGACTCTTGATAAACAATCAAAGATACTTTAGTATTAATGGTAGAAACTACGGAGGTAAAGGTTTGTTGTTATCCCATGATGATGAAGGAGAAACAACAAGTACAAATTTAGATTTACAAATGGTTCAAGATATGGTACAATTCTTACCTGAAGGACACATAGAAGAACCTTATATGGAGTTTGTATCATGGACGTAGGAACAGCATTAGTTTTAATAAACAGTATAACATTAATAGTTTTAACTGTTGGTGTTGTAAAACATTGGAAATAATATGGAATTAAAATTTAAAAAATTAAACAAAGATGAATATCGAGAGTTTGAAAATTGGATACGAAAGCATAATCAAGAACTTTACGAACACAAAGTAGCTTACGAAGTAAGGTGGACTGATGAAGACTACCTTGTAAGACTATGTGACGAAAGCCTTTACTCAATGAGTGATATAATGCTTGACATTCATAACAACATAGGGTATAATGTACCCAATTAAACGCCAATCCAAAGGAGGAATTATATGGCAGTATTAGAAGGAAAAGCCTACTGGGCTTCAGTAACAACCCCAAACACTACATTTGAGCCTGTGTATACAGTTGACTTAGTTGTAGATAATGAGGTTGCAAATAGCTTTGAAGCTCGTGGCTTTAAAGTAAAAGACTTATCCATCAAGGATGAGAATGGTGGGCAAACACCTGTTGGTAGAGCCTTAACAATAAAGAGAAAAGTAAACGGCCCGAATGGCATGGTAAGAAATGCACCTAAACTTTTCGACAAGGACAAGAACACTATGGATGACGTAGTAGGTAATGGTTCTAGTGTTAAGGTACAATACAATGAGTGGGAGACCGATAATAAATATGGTCAGTTCAAAGGTTTGGATTTCCAAGCTATGCAGGTGATTGACTTAGTAGCACTAAAGACTCAAGATGGTGCTGAATTAAATCCGTTTGGAGACGGGGAGGAATTTTAGTATGATTATTAGTATTAAGAATGATGAAGGTGTCACATCTTATGATGTGAACAAAATAGAAAACGAAGAACTACAAAACAATGCTCGTGTTACCATCAATAAGGTAGGCACATTGGAAGTTCTTTTAGAAGCTTTAAACTTTGCAAGTGCAGGACATAGGAATAATCTTGAATCCCTCTTGAAAGATACTCCTGAAGCAGTGGTAGAGTCTGAAGAAGAAATAGTTGATGAGGAAACTTCTAGCGAAGAAGACTAATTAACTTTTCATATCTCCAACCGAAGCCACTCTCGTAAAACAGGGTGGCTTTTTTATTTAACAACGAGGGAATAATATGCAAGAACAAAGTAAATTTATTAAATACCATGTGCCTTGTCACGAATGTGGTAGCAAAGATGCAGTATCTGTCAACGCTGACGGCTCTGCAAAATGTTTTAGTTGTGACAAATTTTATACAAACTATGAGGGAAACGTAACACCAATGACAAACTATATCAAACAACCAACACCCAAGCCAAGTGTAAATGCACATGGTGGTATCTTTGCAAAGCTTACAGACAGAAATATATCAAAAGAAACTGCAGAAAAGTATGGTGTTAAGGTTGTGTATGATGCAAGTGGTCAGTTGGCTCAACACTTATATCCTTTCTATATCAATCATGAGCAATGTGCTACCAAGATTAGATATGTACGAGACAAACGCTTTTCGTTTGATGGCACTATCCAAGACTCAGGATTGTTTGGTCAGAACCTTTTCAAAGAAGGTGGTAAATACCTTACGATTGTTGAGGGAGAATGTGATGCTATGGCTACCTACGAATTACTTGGTAGTAAATGGGCAGTAGTATCTATCAAACGTGGTGCAGCTTCGGCTGTCAAGGACATCAAAGAAAGCCTTGAATATGTCGAAAGCTTTGACAATGTTGTCATCTGTTTTGACAAAGACAAAGCAGGTATGGAAGCTTCACAGAAAGTAGCAAGTATTATCAAGCCCGGAAAAGCAAAGATAGTTACGCTTCCTAATGGCTACAAAGACCCTAACGATATGCTCAACAAGGGTAAACATCAAGACTTTACAAGAGCATGGTGGGATGCACAAGTTTATACACCAAGTGGTATCATCAGAGTATCAGAAAAACAAAATGATTTCTTAAACAGAGAACGTAAACAGAGTGTGCCTTATCCTTGGGATGGTCTCAACAAGAAACTGTTGGGTCTCAGAGCAGGTGAGCTTGTAACTCTTACAGGTGGTACTGGTCTCGGTAAGTCTAGTATTACTAGAGAGATTGAGCATTGGCTTATCAATCAAACGAATGACAACGTGGGTATCATTGCACTTGAAGAAGATTGGAAGCGTACAGTAGATGGTATACTTTCTATCGAAGCTAGTGACAAACTATTTATTGATAGTGTTCGTGATGATTACGGAGAAGCTAAGCTTACTAGTATGTTCGATAAAGTATTCAGTAATGACAGGGTGTTTATCCATGCTCACTTTGGTGCTAATGATATTGATGCTATCTTTGCAAAGCTTAGATACCTTATCGTAGGCTGTGATTGTAAATGGGTTGTAGTAGACCACTTACATATGCTAGTAAGTTCTATGTTGGATGGAGACGAACGTAAGGCTATCGATAGTATCATGCACAGACTTCGTAGCATGGTTGAAGAAACAGGTGCAGGTATTATTCTTGTCTCTCACTTACGAAGAATCGAGGGCAACAAGGGTCATGAGAATGGTATTAGTGTAAGCTTATCTCATCTTCGTGGTTCAAATAGTATTGCACAGCTATCTGATTGTGTGATAGCACTTGAAAGAAACCAACAGTCAGACGATGATTTAGAATCAAGAACAACTAAACTTCGTATACTTAAATCAAGATATACAGGAGATGTAGGCATGGCTTGTTCCCTAGTGTACGATAAAGAAACAGGTAGGTTAGCTGAGTACGAAGATTCAGAAATGCTTAATTCTAAAGACGAAGAAATCATACCATTTTAATAGGAGATATATATGCAGTTAGTATTTGACATAGAAACAGACGGGTTAAATCCTTCGGTTATATGGTGTCTAGTAGCACAAGATGTGATAAGCGAAAAGTTTTATCACTTCTACGAAGACACCCTTAACGAGGGCATTAAATTTTTACAACAAGCAGACACACTTATAGGTCACAACATACTTGGTTATGACATACCAGTAATTAAAAAGCTTACTGGTGTAGACTTATACAACTCAGATAAAATTATAGACACACTTGTTTTATCTAGGCTGTTGAATCCTACAAGAGAAGGAGGACACAGCATAGCTAAGTGGGGTTACAAACTAGGAGTGCCTAAGAAAGATTCTCCTGAGTGGTCTAGCTTTACAAAAGAAATGCTTTCTTATTGCGAGAGAGACGTTGCAATCAATACAAAATTACTCAGACATTTACGAAAAGAATCCTTAGGGTTTTCAAAGGAGTGTATTAAACTTGAACACAAAGTTACACACATACTTGAACAGCAAAAACAAAATGGTTTTCTTTTCAATGATGAACAAGCAATGTTCCTAGCTTCAGAGTTAAGTTGTAAGCTCAAAGAAACAGAAGATAAAGTACATGAAACATTCAAGCCTATATGGGTTGATGACAAGATGGTTAAACCTAAACTAAAAAAAGATGGTAAACTTTCCAAACAGGGCTTGACAGAACAGGAGTACTCCGATATAATAGAGGGTACGCTTGAAAGAAAACCTTTCATGAGGAAGACTCTCCAAGAGTTTAACCTTGGTTCTAGAAAACAAATAGGACAAAGACTACAGGAACTCGGATGGAAACCTCAGAAATTTACACCGACAGGTCAAGCCATAGTCGATGAGACTACTCTCAAAAAGATTACTCACATAAAAGAAGCACAACTTATAGCAGACTTCTTGCTGTATCAAAAGCGTTTAGCTCAAGTTCATTCGTGGATTGATGCAGTATATGAGGACGATGGTAGAGTACATGGTTCGGTCATTTGTACTGGTGCTATCACTGGTCGTATGGCACACAGGAGTCCCAACATGGCTCAAGTACCTGCTGTTTACAGTCCTTATGGTAAAGAGTGTAGGTCATGTTGGATTGTTCCTAAAGGGTACAAACTTGTAGGTATAGATGCAAGTGGATTAGAACTTAGATTGTTGGCACACTATATGGCTGACGAGGAGTATGTAAATGAAATTATCAACGGAGATATTCACACAGCTAACCAACAATTTGCTGGACTTAAATCAAGAGATGAGGCAAAAACTTTCATCTATGCCCTCATATACGGAGCAGGAGATGAAAAAATTGGAAGCATCATTAAAGGAAACAGAGCAGATGGTAAGAGGTTGCGAGAACGCTTTCTTAGTGGTCTTCCAACACTTAGAACTCTTAAAGAACGAGTTGACCGAGCAGCAGAGAAAGGTTATCTTAAAGGATTAGATGGTCGTAAGATTCTTTTAAGACATAAACATGCAGCATTAAACACTTTATTACAAGGTGGTGGTGCAATAGCCATGAAGAAAGCATTGATTATACTTGAAGATAATATAAGACTTAACGGCTTAGATGCAAAGTTTGTAGCTAACATTCATGATGAGTGGCAGATACAAGTGCTTGAAAAACAAGCAGACTTTGTAGGTAGGTTAGGTGTAGAAGCAATAGAAAAAGCGGGACAACATTACAATATGCGTTGTCCTTTAACAGGCGAATATAAAATAGGAGACAGCTGGTATGAAACCCACTAAAGAAAACAGAAAGAAATTTGACATTGACTTAGCTTATGGTACAATAAGAGAAGAAAAAATAGCAGACATGATGACCAATAAAAAAATAGAAGTTAAATCTGAAAAAGATTTATGGCAAAAGTCTGGAAACATTTGTATAGAATATGAATCATGGGGTAAGCCTTCAGGAATAAGAGCTACTGAATCTGATTATTGGTTTCATAATTTATGTGTAGGTGACAACGAGTTCTGCACATTGGTATTTAAAACAGATGTACTTAAAACAATAGTAGATAAACTGGATACGTTTAAAACTGTGAGTGGTGGAGACCATAAAGCAAGTAGAATGTTCTTGGTTAATTTACAAAAACTATTCTCATCGGATGTAATTAAAGCATTCAAGGAAGCAGAAAATGAAAGCAAAAAAACTAAGTAGTTTAGTACCTGATATTTATGCCCTGTTAGATTCTCTGACAGAAGGTAATGAGCTAAACATTTCAGAAGAAACCTACGAAGAGTTCGGGAAAGAAATGGCAGATGCTCTTAAACATTGGGCTACCCCTCAAGATAGAACAAATAAAGAAACGCTTAGGATGTCTAACATAGGTAAACCTGAAAGACGTTTGTGGTATGATGCTCATACTCAATCAGATACAACAGAAAAGTTACAGCCTAACGTACAGATTAAATTTCTTTACGGACATTTACTTGAAGTTTTACTCTTATTCTTTGTTAAACTTTCAGGACATAAGCTAACAGATATGCAGAAAGAAATTACTGTGAACGGAATCAAAGGACACATGGACTGTAAGATAGATGGAGAAGTTGTAGATGTAAAGACTGCATCGGGTTATGCTTTTAAGAAGTTTAAAGAAGGCACACTAAGTGAAGACGATGCATTCGGATACCTATCACAACTTGCAGGGTATGAAGAAGCAGAAGGTACAAGCAAAGGTGGCTTCTTAGTTATGAATAAAGAAACAGGAGAGCTTTGTACTTACATACCTGATGATATGGAGAAGCCTAATATAGTATCTAAAATAGATAACATCAAAGGTCTTATAGTTAAAGACACACCGCCTGAGTTTTGTTATGAAGATGTAGCCGAAGGTGTTTCCGGTAACATGAAGTTAGCTAAGAACTGTGGGTGGTGTCCTCATAAAATAGAGTGTCATAAAGATGCTAATGAAGGCACAGGTTTGAGAGCATTTAAGTATGCTAAAGGGCCTGTATATTTTACAAAGATTGTTAAAGAACCAAAGGTTGAGGAAATA